CGACGGCGGGGCGTTCGACGTGCAGAACTATCGGGTGATGAAGGACGGCACGGTGCGGACTGCTTGACCACGGGCATAGGCTGCGGACTCACCCCGAGGAACCAAGCATGACGACCACGACACTCGAAGAATCCAACGCCGCACTACGGGCAGCCGTCCGCGAGCGGCTCGACGCCACGCCAAAGGATGACCACAAGATGGCGGGATACCAGCCGTTGACGGAACCTCGGCACATCGCCGCAAGTACCGAGGAAACGCAAGACGCGGCGACGATGAATGCCGCAGCGAAGCACGTCGAAGCCGCCCGCGAGTTCTACGCGCTACGTGGCGACTCGGTCCTGAGCGACACCTACGCCGAGTGGGAACCAGGGTTCCAGCCCGTCTCGCCGGCTGAGCAGACGCTACGGGACGCGATCGCCACGATCCGAGACCGGCACGGCAAGTACGGGCCACCTACGGAGCACTTCGCTAGGACGGCGTCGCTGGTGAACGCGGCGTTCGGCACGACGTTCACGCCCGCCGACTGGGCTCTCGTCATGGTCCTGGACAAGATCGCCCGCCAGCTGGGCACGGGCCAAGCCACCGACGACGCTGCTATCGACATCGCGGGCTACGCGGCCTGCCACCAGGAGTGCCGTCGTGCCTGAGCCCCTCGCCGACGCCTACCTCCAGCAGTGCGAGCAGGACGCCCGCCGGTTCAGCGGTGCGTACACGGGCACCTCGGGCACGCTTGCGGCCCACGTCATGCGGCTGCTGGCCGAGGTCCGCCGGCTGCAGGTGGCAGCGGCTCAACAGGTCGAGCGGCCCTGCCTGTGCAAGATTCGCGGAGACTGACCGGGCGGCGGGTTGAGTGCGATGACGTGTCCTCCTCCACGGCGTTGCCTCCCCGCTTGCTCGGTCACGCCGCCGGTCTACCCCCATCCTTCGGCGGCCCTACGAGGTCCAGCGGTGGCAGGAAGTCGAGCCCCCTGTGCGTCTCCGTGATCCGCGGATCGAGGTAGTGTCCACGGGTCATCGCCGGATCGGCGTGGCCCAGGTGTGCCGTGGCGTCCCCACCGGCAGCGGCGACGTAGGAGGCCGAGGATTTGCGAATCGCGTGAAACGCCCTGGAGGGCACGCCTGCCGTCTGGCAGAGCAGACGCATGGATGCGTAGTGCGACAGCGGATGGCCCGTCCTGGGCCACACTAAGGCGTCTGGCGGGCCTCGCCGGGTTTCCAGCTCAGCGGACAGGGCAGCGGTGATCGGGGCAACAAGGTCACGCTCCTTCCCCTTGCGGGTCTCGGCGAGGAATACGAGTCGTCCCTGCGACGTGTCCACTTCGCGCCACCGCAGGTCGAGCAGGGCACCTATCCGCTCGCCTGTCTGCCATGCGGCCTGGAGGAGCGTGCTCCACCACCAAGCCGACGGCACGCCGGACATTGCCCCTCGGCGGGCTTTGGCGGCTCGGACCAGGCGGCTCATTTCGTCCAGCGTGTAGGCGGTCGGCGTCCGCTTCACCCGCTTCTGGCGTGGCAGTCCCGGCCATTCGCCGGGGTGCAACTTCTTTTTGCAGGCCCAGGTCCAGATCGCCAGCAACTGGCTGCGGTCCTTGGCCACGGTGTGCGGGCTGACCACGCGCCCCCGGCAGGGGTTGGTCGCCCGCCACCGCAGGAACTTGGACACGGCCACGTCCTCCAGATCCGTAATCAGCGGCTCGCGGCCGAGGAACTCTGCGAACTTGTCGATCGTGTGCGAATAGAGCGTCATCGACCGATCGGACAGATTCATGAGCAATCCGTACCGCTCCAGCAGTTCTCGCATCGTCATCGGGCACCTCCTTCCCCCATAGTGTACAGATGTTTAACGGAGCCCTCTCCGTTGAAACTTCCCCGCCAGTCGATCCTACGGAGGGTCGGCTGGCCGGGGCAAGTTGGGAGGATTGAAGGTGCCGACGGTTTGATTTGCACGGACAGAACGATACGATTGGAGACATGATCGCCATGGCCAGCCCTTTCGCCGACTACTTCACCGTCCGCCAGACCATGCGGGCCATTGATGCCCTTGCGCCCAGCACGGTGACGCGGCTCGTCTACGACGAGGATCGCCCAAGGCCAGAAGGCAAACGTCTGGCCGGCAAGCTGATCGAGGGACACGGCTGGATGATCCAGAAAAAGAGCGTGTCCAAGTACCTTGAAGAGCAGGCCGCCAAGCAGCCCGGCGTCGGCTACCCTCGGGGAAGAAGCCGCAAGGCAGACAAGGCCAAGGTCGTCGCCAAGGCCAAGCGGTCCCGCAAAGTCCCCCGAGCCTGACGGATTTTTTGGAAATCCGCATTTCCCCCGGTGTTTAGCCCTATTGCATATGCACCGGTCTGCCGATATCATGGGGGCATGCGAGCGAATGAGACTCGCAGGACGCCAACCGTGGGACGAACGATGAAGCACCTGCGAACGATCACCGACATGCAGCCTGGCGAGTGCCGCTGGGTCGGCCGGCAAGACCTGCACGTCTACTGCCACGGCAGCGAGGTAGGCGGCAAGTACCGCCCCGACGTGCGTGTCTACAAGCTCTGGACCATCGACAGCATCGGCAGCGTGTGGGACGCGGCCGGCTGGGCCACGGCGGCAGAAGTCGCCACCCTCGTCGCAAAGGAGACGGCAAATGACCGGTGACCTTCACGCACTCGCCACGCTCGGATGCCAGTTCGTGCAGCTGGCCAGCAACGGAAAGCGGCCCCTCGGCAACGCCTGGCACACGCTCGCCTCGAGCGTCGCAGACGTGATCGACGGGTGGCTGTCCGCCGGCAGCAACCTCGGGCTGCTGCTCGGCACTGGCAACATCATCGACGTGGAGTATGACGATGAGGTCGGCCGGCTGGCACTGGCCAGGATGGGCCTGCTGGACATCCGGACGCCGACCTGGGCCAGCGGCAGGGGCGAACACCGGCTGTTTAGGCTGGACGCTACGCTGCCGCTGATGGGCTGGAAGAAGGTTGGCGGGGCCGAGATCCGCATCGGCGGCAAGCCGGCCCAAAGCGTCCTGCCGCCCTCGATGCACCCAACAGGCTCGGCCTACCGCTGGCTGGTCAGCCCGTGCGACGTAGCACCGGCCTCGGTTTCGCTCCGCATGCTCGGGCTGGAGGGCTGACCATGCACCGGATTTCAAACCTCATGCCCGCACTCGTCCTTGTCCGCATTGGCCAAGAGCTCGGCACCGACTCGCCGGCTGCTCGAGCCGTTCACGACCTTCTGGAACTGCTGGCCAGCGTGGCCGGCGTACTTGCCCGTTGACGTATGCACCGATATCCGTATACATATGCACCGCACGCACGATATCCAAACTGGACTGCTTGACTCCGAACTGTTCGCCCGTACACTAACCCGCCACACGAAGGAGACCCCCACCATGGACCCGCATCACAACGAGTACGTCGCCGCCGTCGCCGGCATGCCCGAGCACACCGTATCCGGCGGCACGACCCGGCTCATCGACGGCAAGCTGGTCACGACCTACGCGGTCGGCGACCGCATCAAGTGGCTCGACAAGGGCCGCACGCTGGCGGGCGTCGTGGTCGAGGTGCTGACCGAGGACACCTACCACGTTCGGCGGCATGTCCCTGACCGGGGCAACGAGCACCACGCGGTGACGGCCGGGCAGATCGTGCCGTTCTGACCTCACGCACAAGGACCGTCGCCTGGTGGAACCAGACGGCGGAAGGAGCCCGGTGGAACCGGGGTAGCAGGGACGCAACGACACCCCGCCGAGCAGGACGCGGAGCGGGTTTTTGACAGAAAACCAACCCAGTTTTTTCGCGAAAGGACATGACAGATGACCACGGAAATGAGCACGCAACGGGCCGGCGGCTTGGCCCTGCAATCGTTCGACGACGCATTCCGTTTCGCCAAGATGGTCGCGGCGTCGGACTTCCCGCCCAAGGACTTCAAGGGCAAGCCTGAGTCCTGCTTGCTGGCGATTCAGCACGGCAGCGAAGTCGGGCTTTCGCCGATGCAGTCGCTCCAGTCGATCGCCGTGATCAACGGCAGGCCGACGATCTGGGGCGACGCCGCGCTCGCCCTGGTGCAGTCGAGCTCGCAGTGCCTCTACGTCCGCGAGTACACCGAGGGCGACGGCGACAGCCTGACCGCCGTCTGTGAGGTCCAGCGGCGTGGCTACCCGCAGCCGACGGTCGCCAAGTTCAGCGTCGCCGACGCCAAGAAGGCGGGGCTGTGGGGCAAGTCGGGCCCGTGGTCCCAGTACCCGAGCCGCATGCTGGCCCTGCGAGCACGGGGCTTTGCGTTGCGAAACGCATTCGCCGACGCCCTGCGTGGCCTTGTGACGGCCGAGGAGGCTCAGGACTACCAGACGCCGGCTGTCAGCGAGCCGACGCCCAGCGTAGTCAAGGTGACGGCAGCGGCAGCGGCCCCCGCCGTGCCCGAGGATCCGATGGGCAAGGCCCGCCTGGCGATCAGCAGGGCCACGACGTTCGAGATGCTCGATGCCCACCGCAGCCTTGTGGACAAGCGGCACGGAGATGGCGTGTTCACCGACGCCCAGAAGTCGGAACTGGTGGATCTGATCCACCACCAGGCCGAGAGGCTGATCGGCGAGGACAAGGGCCAGGAGTTCGCCCACGAGGCCGCTGAGCATGAGGTGACCGCATGACACCGCAATCCGTCATCGACTACCTGCGGGGCGCCGGCCAGGACGCCATGGCCGACACCGTCGCAAGGCTGCGGGACGACGCGATGCGATTCCAGCTGCGGGCAGAGGCGAACCTCCGAGACTACTACGAGTTGAGGGACAAGCACGAGCCGCGGGCACCGACGCCATCGTGCTGGAAAAACAACTGGACAGGGGACTGAGACACCGGCCCACCATGGCCGC